TTCTTCCCGCTCAAAAATTGATTCATTTCGGCAAGCTGTTGAACTGGCACTATTGGCACTATGGTCTCTCCGACATTATCGCTATAATATTCTGTCTCATCAAATACTTCTACTTCTTTTAATCTAGACCATAAATATTTTCTGAGCTCAAACATGGCGTCTAATTTATAATCTACTGTCATAATGCACCTCCAAATGCTGCCGTCAAACTTGAATCCGCCTGTGATCTAATACTATTGGGGCTAAAGCTATAACTAACCCTTCTAATTTGCGACGGAAGCCTGAGGGCTTTAGTCATAGCAATATTAAATGTCCTTTGAAATCCTGATTTTTTAATAGAAACATTTACCAAATTAGATGTAAAGAATCTTGTATGTGCCATTGTAAATGAATTTTTTACACTGGGTCCTCCTGGCCTTTTAACGGTCACAGAGGCCCCTTTAGGCATAAACACTGTATAACCATTAGTTTCAAATACTAGGCGCTCTGCGGCCCTTGGAGCAATTGTAAGAGGCATTCCAGCTTCCATCACAGACGCTTTATTTACAAATACATGTCTGTTCTTGCCAGATTTAGCAAATGATTTAGATGGAAGAAATTCATAACTAATTTGAAATGAAAGATCTACTGAATCTAATTTATTTAATTTAAATAATCTTGCGGACTTAACTCCAGTTTGTTTCCATTCATAAACATGGTGCAAGGATTTAGGCTTTATCCTAGCCTGAGCATCAATATATTCTCCAAAATCTTTTTCTATTTGATCAAATATAACTTCTTTAAATTTATTTTTAAATGCGGCATTATTAGCTAATTTAGACATTACGTGGGCATTGTAATAAACATAGGCTGATATTTGAGCCACAGTACTATCTTTTAGTACCCCAGGCTTAGATCCAGCCATTAACTTTTCTAGGCCGCTGGCAGCTTGAACCAGCATAGTATTATAATCCAATTTGCTGATTCTCCGATCTCTTCATTGATGAGTTATATCCAACAACTTTTCCAAAAGGATCAGTTATTGGAGTAGTTCCTATTACCTCAAATACAGTTGGGGTTTCTGTGGGGAAATTTATTTCTGTCCAAATATGTACGCCATCTGCATTTCTAATGTTTGTAATCTTCTCTCTGGCGCTAAGACGTTCTGCTGTTCTTACCTGAATTATTTGATCGTTTTTATATCTATTGTCAAATACCTGCTTATCGCTTGAACGGGTGGTAGCAGAATTGCTAATAACTCCCTTTGCGTGACAATCTACAGTTTTATAATATGTCCACTCTTTAACAAGAGCTCCCGTATTGGCATCTTGAGAATCCAATTGTCTATAAACGTCCATCTTCATTGAAAGGACGGCATTTATGACTGAAGACATTAGATTAACGAGGCTTTATTTACGACAAAGTCCGATAACAACTTATCAGCGTAAGCATTGCCTGTCCCCACAAATACCTCTGAATTATATTCAAACTTCCAGTCAAATGTCTGTATGTTTTGAACATATTGATTCTTCCAAGTATTATCTTTAGCAAAGAAATCTTTCATAAGCTCTATTGTTGCTAGATCTACTTCGTCTGGAACTTTCTTCCAGCCAAATTTTCCTTGAACTTCATACATTACGCCATTTCTAAACACACCTTCTCCGTCGTGAATTGTTGGTGGGACCATACCATTTGCGACGTAGACTGTATTGTCTAGCATGTTTGCACGATTAATTCTTATTCCAAATCCAGTTTCAGATATCTGTACACTATATCCCCAATTGTTAACTGCTGGGGATACCACATTGTCTATCAACAAAATATCATTAATATACAGTTTATGCAAAGTATTTATTTTGTCTGCAAGAGGCAGGGTATCGGAACCAGAACCCATAACCCTAACTACATCATTATATAGATAGAATGTTTGTCCTGTGTATTCTTCAATACGTTTACGAGCATACCTTTCAGCTGCCGCCAATTCCCTATATGATTTATAATTTGGGTCGGAAGGATCAGTACTAATTCCAAGACATCCGCATGCTTGATACAAATCGGTATATGGGGTTATTACAAATACATCATGTTGATATGTTACAGAAACTGATTCCACATCGTATTCCCATATAAGTCTCAAAGTAGCATTTGAAGCGGTATAGGAAAGGGGGAGATAAATTGTATAAAGTCCGATATTTGTTTCATCTTTTTCTGATGTTAGAGTTGTTAATAATAAACTTAATCCAGGATCTTCATTTTCTGGATCATCAGTAATATCGTAAACTTTTACAGTTGGCAGAGCATCTGCATCTACCACATTGCCTTTCCAAAAAACTTGGTGGTAAACAGGTGAATTTGTATTCTTTAGTACTTCTGCCATTTGATTGGCTTAGCTGTAGAACTCCTGCACTTCTGCTGGAGTTGCCATAACAAAGCCTTCCTCCTTGTCAAATATTGCTTGGGCTGTATCTTTGTCCATAGCAACGAATGGGTGTTCTTTGGTAAAACGATGTCCTCTAGTTTCATAACTAAAATTAGGGCGGATCATTTTGACAAGAACCATGTCTTCTTTATTAACTACTTTTGGTGCCGCCTTTGTTAAAGTTTCATTCATTTCTTTTTCTTCTTCCTCTATACCCTTGGCTTTTTGATAAATAGCCCAGGTCACGCCTTCTTCTGCAAGAGCAGCAATAATATCTTTTTTACCGCCTGCCCCTTCAATATCTACTGCAAAGTCTTCTGCAATTTGCTTTAACTCTGCAACTTTTAATGTATCAAATGACATTAATTTCTCCTTTTATAGGTCATTTAATTATAGCATTGTTAAGTTAAAAGGAAAAGCCCCCAAATTAATGAGGGCTTTTCAGCAGATCTAAATCCTAAATTAGGAAGCGACCTTAACGTTCTTAACTACAACCCATGCGTCTGCCTGCTCGATTTGAACACCGACACGAGTATAAAGTGTATACTCGATAGCATCCTTACGAGGCCAGAAGAAACGGTATACGGTTACATCGCGCTTGATTCCAATAACTACGTTATTTGGGAATGTCAAGTGGACGTCACCATGGTTGCCAGTTTCGCCTGAGTAGTCGCCATCCTGTGCTTCTGGAAGAAGTGGAACTTCGACAATCGGAATACCGAATGCGAATGGAGCCACATATCCAGCTGGGCCACCTAGAGGTTGCGTATCTCCACGGATAATGCTTGAAGCGATATCTTGTGGGATTGTTTGATTGGTTCCAATGCTGTTTGCATATAGGAAGTCCTGAATCAAATTGGAACCTGCAAGGAAGCGAAGGTCTGAACGACGCTGCTTGTACTTACGTGGAAGCTCCTTGAGAGCTGAGTTGAAGAGTGCACGGCTGATTCCAGCACCTGCAGCATCTACAACGTGACCGTAGGTCTTTGCTTTCTTGACGACACCATCAAACGCCTTATATAGGTTGTCTGACGTTAGAGAGGTATTTCCATTTAGGAGTACATCCTCAATGTCATTACCTGCCTGAGTTGCCATCATTCTTGCAATATGATCTTCTAGATCTGGACCTTCGATATTGTCCTCAAGAGATTCTGTTGAAAGCTCCCAATCCAAGCGAAGCTTCTTTGTTGTAAGAGAGATCTTGGAGAAGGATACAGCAGAGTTTGAACCTGTGTTATCAGCTTCTGTAGCGAGAACCATAAGCTTCTCACCAACGCCAATACGATCAATCTCAGTGGTGTCTGCTCGCATGCGAACAGTACGAGCCACTTTACCAATTACGGTTGCATCAAACATGTAATCTAGGAAACGTGCTGATTGCTCTGGGTTGAGAAGTCCACCTTCTCCCTCAGAACCAATATGAATACCAGAATTAGCTACTGCTGATCCTGTCATGTCTCCAGTTACGGTTGTATTTGCTGCAACTGCTTTTTCTAACATTTCATTGCTCATTGTTTATTTTTCACCTACCTTTATTTAATAAGTTCATTCACGGAACCGAGGAAAGAACCGTTCCATTTTGATTTCTTTATTGTTACTTCCTGTGACCCGCCAAGGTCAGAGGACTTCTTAACTGCGGTGTCTGATTCTACCGCTACTACACGCTTTTCTACGCCATCAATCGTGCTCTTGATATCTTCTACAGCCTTTGAAAGTGCTGCATGTTGTTCTGCCAATTCTGAAATTCGAGTATCGACGCTCTTGCTGAAAGTTTCTACAGTATCTTTGATAGCTGTAACTTGTGCAGCATTAGCCTCCGATGCCTTATTTAGAGTATCTGAGAAAAAGCCTTTTAGATCGCCAAGCATCTTTGCAAAATCAGGTTCATCAACCTCAACTTCTGATACGTCGGCTGCTTTTTCCAGAGTTTCGGCAGAAGCGTCTTCAGCAGGAGCTGCCTCTTCGGCAGGGGCTGCTTCTTCAACTGCTGTCTCTTCGACAGGAGCTGCTTCTTCAACTGCAGGAGTCTCTTCGACTACTACGTTTTCTGTGTTTTCTGACACTTCATTACCTCCTTCTGCGTTTGCCTGTTTTGCAATTTTGTTTGTATCAGGCAACGTTAATCTTGACTTATGTAAATCAAGAATTCTATCTATTTCCTTTGCTTTGTTTGCGTCATTTGATTCAACCCAACCGATCAAAGTTGCAGGCTTTCCAGAAACTGGTGATGTATACTCCGACTCCGTCGACATAAACACCGAATCGCTCTCTTCGCAATAAAAAATGTTTTCTACTTGTGTCTCTGCTGCAATGCCTTTAAATAGCAATTGGCCATTCATCTTCTGAATAGACAAAATGCTGCAGAGTTCATTTGCTGGAGAATCTACTACTGATAGTTCTACCAATGAATACTCTTTAATAAATCTTACTGGTTTACCTGTGGACTTGTTTACTTCGTTCTCTGAATCTATAATCTTTCCGCCGATTGAGAATCCTTGTAAGGTTCCGTCCAAAATCTTTTCCCATGTATCTTGTGCGCCTTTTGAAATATATGCATCTACATAAACACCGTTGTAAAATTCTTTTGTCTCTGGATCATAATATGTCTCTGGCTTAAATGAAACCATTTTGCCAACTGCATTTGATCCATGCATCTCACGGATATTTCCACGAAAACTTTCAAACGCTTTTAATGATGCTTCCTGTGTGACAACATCTCCAGTTTGATCAAGATTATCTAGCGTAGCAAAACCAGAAACTGTGCGCTTTTCACGATTAACTTTCGTGAAGGGCACAGACAGGTTGATATTATCGCCATTAGATGACCATAGAGATTTCTCAATATTCATATGCTTAATTATAATTTTGTATAAATAAAAAGGCAAATAATCAGTTGCCTAATAATTATTCTACTTGTCTACCTTCGCCTTGAGGATTTCTGGCTTCCCCCGAAATATCAGGTGAATTATTATCTCTTTCCTGATCTCTGGTTCTGGTATTTCCAGCCTGGGCTCTTACTTCCGCCTGCTGTTGAGGCTTTAATTGAACAACCTCGTCGCCACCATCCATAGGGACCATGCCTTTACGAATTCTAACCTCATTAGGAGTAATTACCTGCATTCTCAAATATCTCTCATCAATCTTTGACTGGGTGTCCTCGTCAGTAAGGCTGAGCTCATTGAATTTAATACTCAGAGCATCGGTCATTTCTTCA